GAAAAAGAGCTTGCAGAATACATGAAGTGTTCTGAAGACCCATGTCATTTCATTGAAAATTACACACAAATTATATCACTAGATGAAGGTATGGTACCTTTTAAGCTTCGTGGATATCAAGATAAACTTATAAAACATTACGATAGTAATCGTTTTAATGTAGTACTTGCATCAAGACAGAGTGGTAAATCAATCACATCATGTGCATACTTATTGTGGTATCTAGTGTTTCATCCCGAGGTTACTGTAGCAGTTCTTGCAAACAAAGGTGCAATTGCAAGGGAGATGATTGCACGTATTGTTACCATGTTAGAATCAGTTCCGTTCTTTTTACAGCCGGGCGTTAAGATTCTCAACAAAGGTTCGATAGAATTTGCAAACGACTCGAAGGTTGTTGCAGCTGCAACGTCCTCATCATCCATTCGTGGTATGTCTATCAACCTACTATATTTGGATGAGTTTGCATTCGTAGAAGACGCTGCAACATTCTATACTGCAACATATCCAGTGGTAACATCGGGTAAAGATTCAAAGGTTATTATTACCTCTACTGCAAACGGTGTAGGTAATATGTTTCATAAGATATATGAGAGTGCAGTACACGGACAATCAGAGTACAAAGACTTCCTTATTAATTGGTTTGATGTGCCAGGCAGAGATGAAGAATGGAAAAAACAAACCATTGCAAATACATCGGAAGCACAGTTTGAACAAGAGTATGGTAACTCGTTCTTAGGAACTGGTAATACTCTTATTAATAGTAACACACTATTAGAGATGAAAGCAGTAGACGGTGAATGGATGAGAGACGGTTTCACAATGTATAATAAACCAATAGAAGGTCATGAGTACATAGTAACAGTCGACGTGGCAAAGGGTAGAGGGATGGATTGGTCGACGTTTACTATCTTCGATGTGTCTACACAACCCTTTAAACAAGTGGCTGTGTACAGAGATAACATGATAAGTCCCCTTCTCTTCCCCGATATTATAAATAAGTTTGTAACACCTTACAATAAGCCAATTGTAATAATTGAGAATAATAACGAAGGTGCTATGGTGGCTAATCAACTACACTATGATATAGAGTACGAAAACGTCTTTACTCAAGGTTTTGCAAAAGCAGAAGACATTGGAGTTACGATGTCGAGAAAGATTAAACGTATCGGTTGTTCTACAATGAAAGAGTTGTTGGAAGAACACAGATTAGAGTTAGTGGATAGACCTACAATCACGGAGCTTATGACCTTCATAAATAAAGGTACTAGTTTCGAGGCTGATAGAGGATATCACGACGACATGGTAATGAATGTCGTAATGTTCAGTTGGTTTATCACCACAGAATACTTTTATCACTTGACTGATACACAAGTCAAAGACTTGTTGTATGCAGAACAACAGAAGATAATTCAAGACGACTTGCTACCAGCGGGAGTCTTTGGAGATGTTTCACAACAGGAAACATCATTTGTTGATAATCAAGGTGATAGATGGTATCACAAAAACATGGAATAGTAATAAAGCTATTAAGTTAGGAAATTAAAAGTTATAAATAAAACAGTAAACAACTTTTTACATTAACAGGAGAAAAAGTATGGCATTTCAAGTATCACCAGGCGTACAGGTCAAAGAGGTAGACCTTACAAATGTTGTACCAGCAGTATCAAGCACAACTGGTGCTTTCGCTGGTTCATTCCAATGGGGCCCTGTTGATGAAGTTAAGACAGTTTCAGATACAAAGGGTTTAGTCGATGAGTTTTACGAACCAGCTAATACACTTGCAGGAGCAGAAGACTTTTATTCAGCAGAAGCATTTTTAAGATATGGTTCATCTCTTAAAGTAGTTAGGATTAACACCACAGGTTTGTTTAGTGCAAATACTGGTGGTTCTACATCATCACTTTTAAAGAATCATGACGAATATGTTCAATCATACGAGAGTGGAGCTCTCGGTGGAACAGTAGGTAAATGGATTGCAAGATGCCCTGGCGTCTTAGGTAATTCATTGAAAGTTTCTGTATGTGCATCCTCAGATGCATATTACAATGATGCAGCGACAACAACAGGTGCCGAAGAGGCAGCTGGTCAAACCGTTATAACACTTGCGAGTGGTGGCGGTGCATTAGTACAAGTCAGAGACATCATCACATTTGGTTCAACAACTCAACAATATAGAGTTCTAGCAATCAACTCAGACAATATCACAATCGAAGCATTAGGACAACCAACAGGAACAGGTCTAGTAGCAACCGTTGCAAACAATACTGCAGTTAATAGATACTGGGAATTCTATGCATCATTCGATAAAGCTCCAGGCAAGTCTGCATCAGCAACAACAGCTAGTGGAACAACAGACGAAATTCACGTAGTCGTAGTAGACGAAGAGGGTTTAATCACAGGAGTTCCACACACAATGTTAGAGACTTATGGATTTGTTTCTCTTGCCTCAGACGCAAAAGATACAAGTGGTGAGTCTAACTACTACAGAAATGTAATAGGAAACAGTTCAGAGTGGGTATATTGGGGACAACATTCAACTGCAATGGTTAACAGTGCAGCGGAACATAGAACACACGCAGTATCAGCGACTACGGGTAAAGCATTCTTAAGACCAACATTGGCAGAAGTTTCATCTTTAGATAAAGGTAGTAATGGAAAAACTGCAACTGCAGCTCAGAAGTACGGTGCATGGGAAACCCATTTTAAAGATGGTGAAACATCTGATATATCTTTCCTAATTACAGGTTCATCAAGAACTGCTGATTCAAGCGGTAATGACCAAGACATTCTTGCAGACTGGACTACTCTTGCTAACCAAGCAGTTATGATTGCAGAAGGTAGAAAGGATTGTATTGCAGTAATATCTCCAAGACGTGCAGACGTTGTTGGTATTACTTCAGAGTCATCACAAGCAGCTAACGTTATCACAACTGCTAACACTATGTCTTCAAGTTCATATGCCGTAATTGACAGCGGTTGGACATATCAATATGACAGATACAACGATAAGTACTGTTACGTACCTGCTAACGGACATACAGCAGGCATAATGGCACGGTCTGACCTACTAAGAGATGCATGGTTCTCACCAGCAGGATTCTCTAGAGGACAGTACCTAGGAATTACTAAACTTGCGTTTAACCCTTCACAAGCATCTAGAGATGACTTGTACAGAGCAAGAGTTAATCCAGTAGTAACATTCCCAGGCCAAGGAACAATTCTTTACGGTGATAAGACAGCATTAACTTCTCCATCAGCATTTGATAGAATTAATGTCAGAAGATTATTCATAGTATTAGAGAAGGCAATATCAACTGCAGCTAAATCACAACTCTTTGAATTCAATGATGCATTCACAAGAGCTCAGTTTAGAGCAGCGGTAGAACCTTTCCTAAGAGATGTAAAAAACAGAAGAGGACTAGTAGATTTCTCAGTAGTTTGTGATGAAACAAACAACACTGATTCAGTCATCGATAGAAACGAATTTGTATGTTCTATCTTTGTGAAACCTTCTAGAAGTATTAACTTTATCACTCTTAACTTCGTGGCTGCAAGGTCGGGTGTTGAGTTTAGTGAAATTTATGGTGCAGTTTAAGGAGTATAAAACATGGCAACAATAGACCAATTTAAAGCACAACTAATCGGTGGTGGCCCAAGAGCAAACCGTTTTAGAGTATTCTTACCAAGAGCTGGAAACAATATCGAGTTCATGTGTAAAGGTGCAAACATCCCAGCTGCAACCTTAAGTGAAGTTGTAATACCTTTTAGAGGAGCAAACTTAAAGTTAGCAGGAGAACGTTCTTTTGCAGACTGGTCAGTTACTATTATCAATGATATGGAATTTTCAGCAAGAACTGCTTTAGAAGCATGGCAGATGGAAATCCAAGCAATGGATAGTGGTGAAGGGTCTACTACACTTGATTACTTACTATCAAGAGGATTTGTAGAACAGTTAAATAAAGACGACTCAGTTCTAGCGAGATACGAGTTCTTCAACATGTTCCCTAAAAACATCGGTGAAATAGCATTAAGCTATGAAACAGTAGATGCATTAGAAGAATTTACAGTTGATTTGACTTTCTCTCACTGGGAAAGAGTTCTTTAAACAAAGTGAAAAACCCACTTTTAGAGTGGTATAAATATTAGTATGGAAATTTTAGGATTTGAAATATCCCGTAAAAAGGATGACTTAAGAACAAAGGAGTTGCCTCAGGCACCTTCTTTTGTTCCACCAGTTGATGATGACGGTACACCAGTCATACAACAACAAAGTGGATTCATAGGTGGCGGAGCATATGGTGCATACGTCGATATGGAAGGCGGTATCAAGAACGAGGCAGAACTCATTCGTCGATATCGTGAAGTGTCTTTGGTGCCAGAATGTGATTCTGCAATCGAAGATATAGTTAATGAGTGTATCACATCGGATAGTTCTGATAGGATAGTCACACT